TGACAAGCTGATTGAAACTGATTTGAGTTCTGAGGACGCTGATGTAAAAGCGATTGCGGAAAGTGCATGGAATGTTGGAACGGTTAAAGCTGATTACACAGCCTTTTTGGTTGCTAATAAATCATCTAACCCCGGCTCATAGTAAAAGCCGAACAGATAACGGGCAAATTGCTACTTTGACATAGTAAGGATAAAGTCTATATTAAATGTAGTTAATACAATTCAATGCCTGACTTAAACTTAGTTAATGAGAAAAAAGCTTTATTAGATGAAGCTAAAGCAATTGAAACTAATGCAAAATCAGAAATAAAAGCAATACAAGAAAGGGAAGAAGTCGTTCGTGCTAATGCAGAAGTAAAAGCAATAGAAACAAAAGCACAAGGAGAGTTGAAGCCAAAGGGTGAAAGGATTATGGCAATTAATGATTTGCTATTAGCTGAAATTGATAAGGAAGCGGGCATAGTAAATGATTAGAGTACTAACGCTTATAAACACTGGGGTCTTAATCGGCCTCATTGGTGGCGGGGCTTTTGTTTTCACACAACGAACAAAGTTTGTGAACAATATGCTTTTTACAATTCAAGATCAAGTGATCGAAAATATACAAAGTCAGATACCAAAAATGCCTGGCAAGACAGGGCCAGCATTACCGTTTTAAGTAATGAAAGAGAACTTCTTACCCGGCTTGCTAGGTCTTGGTTTGATTGGGCAATCTTTTCTTTCCTTGACCCTTTTATCAAATGCCAGTAGCGATAAGATACCTGACCTTGCAAGACTACAAACGACTGAAAATTCTTCGAGTCAAATGCGATATAACCGATCAGAGTCTGGTGATTTAGAAGTAGTAGTTACTCATAATATGCACTCACCTAAAACAACATTATTTAGTAGTGAAAAGTCAAAATGGAACGGAAAGACTGACTACACAAGAAAAGAATATATTGCACATCATCCAGTAGATAGCGCTCGTTTAACCTCTGAATACTTGCAGTGCATCAAAGATAAAGGCAGCGCAGAATCACAAGGTGAGATAGTTGGCGGCGCGTTAATTTCGTCAACGCCTGCATCTGGTTTCCTTTCTAATATTCCTATCGTGGGATGGTTAGCTAATTCAGTTGCTACTAAAAAAGCCGAACAAATAGGCAAAAATATTGGTGGTGATTTTGTGGATTGCTAGTGAAGATTGAAAAGATAGAAGTAGAGAAAGTTGGAATACCAAGGATAAATAGTCTGCCTACAACTCCTCAAGTAACAAGTGAATTAAATGTAGAAAAGCCAGGGTTTGACTTTATCTTTCCGTTCTTTGAGCCGATGAGATATAACCCTGTAAAAATGCAAAGATTACCAAAAACTCCAACACCTAATCCTCCTGATGAAGAGAGTAAAACTAACAAGAATAAAAATAAGAATAAAGATAATGATTTAGATAATGACCTTAACCTTCCTACTGGTGGTGATCCTATTGAATGTCCAGCTAAAGATCAGCAATATCGGTTAGGTGATATAAGAAATGCAAAGGCAAAAGAGAAGGTGATCGGGTTCGAGTTGGTCGGGGATAAGTGCCTTGAGATATGGGGGCCGACTAATATTGCAGATAAATATCTCCCTAGTGCCTCAGTAGCAAGTACTACGTTTGGAATTACAATTGTCGCTACAACTGCTGCTACTCTTACTCCTATTTTAACAAAAGCATTAAAGCCAATATTTAAACAATTAATAGCTAAAGTTAAAAAGTTAATTGGTAAAAAAGATAAAGTATTATCTATTTCTGAGCGCCGGAAGTTACAGAGATCTCGGAAGAAATAGCGTGCGTATGTTCAACATTAGGAGGCGAAACTATTCTTACGTCGGCACATATCTTTGCCATTTCTCCAGTAAAAATAGTACCTTCTCTGATGTATTTTCCACAACTCGCTAATCTTGACATCTCATAATTTAACCGTTTTGAAGCTAAAGAAGCCTCATACAATTCGACTTGTCTTTCTAATCCCTTGCGGCAAAGCTTCTGGTATCTGAAAGATAATGGAATACTGAATGTAGCGGTTATGCCGCCATTGAGGGACGTATTACTCTCTTGCATCCCTGTTCTTACTTGCTCTACTCTAATTATTTTATTAGGCTCATCTGGCTCGCCGTCTCCAATTGGATTATTATTATCATCAAATGCCCCCTCTATATCTTTAGTTGAATAGATATTTTTAGAATAATATGGCTGATAAGGCGATCCAAAGCTATTAGTAGAACTAAGAAACGGCGATATATTTAATGTTGCTCCTTGACAAACTTGATTAGCTCCGAGTTGATATTGAAACTGCCTTGAAGGAACGACCTGCACAGCCTGATTAACCACTGACCCGGTTGATTGGGATGATGTATTTATGCTTTGTGAATAACAAGGAAGAGGGAATATTAAAGCGGCTATATATAAATATTTTTTCATTGAAAAGTACTTGTGCTGTCGCTAATACTTTCTATAGTTTGCTCCTCAATTATTTTCGTCATACTTTTTATCCCTGGTGTTTCTAGTGTTTCGTAGTAACTAAAAGATGCACCTTCGTTAACTATTGAATACTGAGGCTTAGTTGTTAAGTCTGGCATGACATAAGTAGTAGCGACTCCTGATACTGTTCCTGGTGTTCTGATAAATCCTGAAGGAGCAATATTATTTGTAGAAGGCTTAATATTCATTCCTCCAACTGTTAGCTCATATCCATTTCTAAATTCAAAAACGGTCAGATCACGTTTCAAAATAGTTTTAGTTTCAGTGTGATTATTTAATACTCCCTGCTGAAAATTTGGCACTATTTTTTCTGCCCTAACTTGTGGGGCAAAAATAACAAATAAAAATGTAATCCTAGTCCACTTTGATTTCATTAATTATCTGTCCCAGTGCAACTGTGTTTGCCCCTCCCGCAGTCAAAGTTATTGCAGTATCAGTTATGGTCCCAGCCAAAGATCCAGCAGTTCCAGAAGCCGTTGTCACAATGTCTGAGAAGTTAGGTGTGGTTCCTGTAGTAACTGCGCTAGTAGGCAAAGTATCCCCTGTTGTCAGAGAAGCTGAAAACGAGAAGGCTGCGCCTGGAACGTCTTGTGTCGCTGCAATCGCTCCTGGGGTATAAATCCCTGAAGTTACTGTGCCAGCACTGACAGTATTAGCCGTCGTGCCATCGGTTGTATCCACCCCTGAACCTGAAATTGCAAACGATGTACCTATGCGTTTTGCATGAGTCGCTGCGGCTCCAACTGACAAAGAAGTTGATTTAGTAATGCTGTGACTTAAATCAGCACTAGCTGGTGCAGCTAATAAAAAAAGAATTAGTAGTCGTTTCATGTCAATTTGCCTGTTTCAGGATCTATTGGACGTTGAGTGATTTCATCAACCTCAAGCCGTTCTTGTCTTGGTTGAATTGGAATAATTTTAACCCCTGTTTCAAATCTCATTGTTGTTACTGAACTATTCGCTGCTTCTGCTTTTCTTTTTTCCTCATCTGCCTTATAAGTTCCGTCGCCTTTTTTGGACGCTGTAGCAATATTAAAACTTGCGAGAACTCCTGTGAACACTGAAGCTATGAATGTTGGATCAATTTTCTGTTGTGGTATGCCTGGGATGGAAACGTAATTTAATGTGAGTATGGCCCCTGACCACCCTAAGACGACAATTTTTATTAGGGTTGTTATGACGGCAGCTTGCTCCTCTTTATCGTCCAATCCCTCCTTTAACTTTTGAAGAGGATTTTTTCTTGTTTCCTCGTTCTTATCGATTGGCTTGTCATTCATACGGCGACATAGTAATAATTTATATTATTGTGGCAAGAACTTCTTTATTCGTAAAGTGGCAGAGCTTACAGCAGCCTTAAT